TTGTAGGATTTCGCTTGGTCACCCATACTCGTATCCTCTACCACTTCCGCAGTTTGGTCAACGGTGAAGCTGATAACTTCAGCCATTGCATCAGAGCCGATCTTAACGACTCCATCGTTTCCTTTGAATGTTGCCATTTTTCAACTCCTGTTAGCTGGCAGTTTCAACGTCATTTTCTTTGGTTCGGTATTCAACCATCACCGTGAAGCGACCAATAGCGACAGGCTGTTCACCATCACCGCTAAAATCCGCCTCAAAAGCCGTAACCATAACGTCCTTCGCAAGACCGCCTAAAGTTACGTCTACCGCTAAAGCCTCTTCAACTTCAACGGCAATCTGGTCAAGCGTGTTGTCATAATTCGAAGTCCCGACAACATACGCTTCAATCATAATTTCCAAATTCCTAGCGATTGATCTCGCCAGTGTCATTGTATCAAAAACAACGGCTTCATTTCTAGTAAAAATACATAAGCCGGGCAAGTTCGCCTGTTCAATCGGATAGACGCGATTGCGAAACACATTAGAACCGGTGGTCGTTAACCCTGTGACCGCCGTAGCTATCGCATCCCTGATTTGCTTGCGAACGTGTGCCATTAGTTCTTTTCCAGTACCAGCATCGTCATCCCAGTGCCATCGTCTTGTACGATGCGGATCGTGTAATTAACACCGCTAACAACTAACGCATCGCCTTCAGACGCGCTAGAAACATCCGCCGTGCGGCAATGAAAGCGCGGTTGCTGAAGCGCAACACCGACACCACCACCAGCATCAACCTCGATAAAGTCATTATCGAAAATGCCATTGACAGTGCTAGAAGCACCGCCAGATGGTGTATAAGTCGCCGCAACACCGAAGTCATCGACATTGACGAAAATGGCACGGTCGTCTGCGCTTTCAACAGCCATTAGTCATCCTCTGGCGTTTCAATATCAGCAACATCAAAAGAACGGTCTTCCAGCTTCTTCTTAGGACGACCATATTTCTTTTCTGTAACCGCTTCCGCAAGACCGCGAGTAATTAGCTTGTTTGCAATGTTTTCGTGCAAATCGTGTTCTTCGCCAGCAAACATATTGCCGCGATCCCCAGTGTAACATTTTTCCAAAATCTTAATTTTCATCATAGCCCCCTGTGGGAATGGTGGGCGACCGAAGCCGCCCACCAGTTAAATTACGCAGTTGATACCTCATCGGTGATAGCGAATGAAGCGGCGTTACGAAGAGCAACATCAACTTCTTGCATCACGCGGATAACAACGTTGCCGCTGTCACCCTCTGAATATGGATCAACCATAACTGATGGTGAACCGAAGAGGCCGACCATTAGTTGTGAGAAGTCACCGAAGATCAGTGCAGAAGCGTCAGTGCCACCATCGCCCGGATTTAGGTTTGATGGGACGTTGCTTGTGAACTCTGCACGATAGCCATAGATGCTGTTCCAAGGATCATTGAGAAGCATAACGCTGTCTGTGGATGAAACCTTAACAGTGTTTGCCATCTTCGCTTTGACCTTTGGATTTGACAACCAGCCAAGTGCGGCCTGATTGATAACGCCGTTAGCGTCTTCAACAGTCTTAACCAGATCGGTGATGTCAGCCCAAGTCAGAGCCGCAACATCAGTACCGGCAGAAATGTCAACATTACCAACGTTGCCATCGTTCAAGATGCCTGTTGGCTGACCTGAAGAGCCAGAACCTTGGATCGCATAGTATTCGATCTTGTCAGCGATGGAACGCAGAAGATCGTCTTGCACAACCTGTTCGATTGCTGGAACGCTCTCAAGAGCAAGCAAGCGAGAGATTGCGGCTTTTGCGCCAAGTGTGCGTGGCTGAAGCGTTACGCCAGCATCAGTTGGGGACTGATCGCTAACATCGCCAGCCTCTTCAACGAAGCCAGCCGCCGCGCCGGTTGCAATTTTTGGCATACGGATGCGGTTAGTAAGGCCACCGATGTAAGTAACACCCAAGTTAGCCATTACTTGCTTTGCGCGTAATGCCTCAATGAACATATCGCCACGCTGTACAGTTGGAACGAAATTGTCGGTGACATTTTCCGTGCCTACTGCGCCAGTTGCGGCAGTTGTCATCACGCCAGAACGGAAAGCGAAGTCTGGGATGTAAAATCCGCGTGCTTCTTTGCCGGTGCGCTTAACGATTTCATCGTGCATTTCACGCTCAAGGCCAGCATCACGCCAGTCACCAGTGACTTGTGCGCGGATCATCTTGCCAAGAGAATAAGCACGCTGTTCTTTAACAGGCGCATCAACAACGTGTGCTGGGGTGTCTAGCGGTTCGTTTCCGATAGCTTCCAACAGTTCGCCACGGAACTCGTCAATGGAAACACCACGACCAAGGGCTTCTTCACCCATTGATGCTTTGTTGTGCTTCCGTGCCAAAGTCATAATTTCTTTGGCATTTTTTTGTGCGGCTTTGGCGGCTTCCGCCCGAACCGCGTCAAGATCGATTTCTGACATAACGTCAACTCCTTTGATCTCTAGGGTTTCATTTAAGGGTTCGGAACTCGACCGACCAACGCCGACTAGATTTGACTGATCTGCCGGAATTGAAACGATAGAAATTTCCATAGGTGTAGTAGCCACCCGATAATACTCATCGGGATCGTCTTCACGTTCAACGCGACCATCTAAACGATATCCCACGCTGATATTTTGCCGAATACCATCGACAACATCGTTGAACACTTCTGAAGCAAGTTCGCCCCTTCCGAAACGAACGATCGCACGCAGACGGCGTGCGTTTTCATCAAGTTCAACAGATTCCACAACGCCAATTTGACGTTCCATATCGTGATCCATCAGCAAAGGCGCACGACCAGAGTTAAGAAACTCAAGGTTCATACTTTCTGTGCGATGGTCAATAACTTCTAATCCAAAACTGCGCTTAACCGGCTCTTCGGATGATACGCCAACCCGAACAGTGCGGCTTTCTGTATCAATCGCAGTGTCTTGCATACCGATGGCGCGTTGCACCATTTCAGAACGATCAAAGCGAGCCACATCCTCTGTGACTTCTTCAACATTGTCTTCAACAATATTTTCTTCGATGTTTTCCATATCATCACCTCTTTCGCCGATGGCTGGTTCAAATTTGATCGGTTCAAAGTCGTGGTCATCCAGCCACTCACGCGCTTCCGCTTCGGTGTACCGATCTGCATCGAAGCGGATAGATTGTATTTCAGACGTATTATCTACAATTCCATAGATAAAATCAATGCCAGAACCGCCAGCATCGGCCTCACGCCGAAAGTCATCATATTGATCTGGTTCGTTTATGCGTGCCGCGTGTTCGTTTGGATATGGTCTTTCTTCATCCCATCCACGCTCTTCATCATCGATGCGATCCATAACCCGATCCTTTTCATTAGCCCAAGATTTACCAGCATCACCGCCCCACAACGCCCACGCGATGCGACCGGCTGACGGATATCCATCTTCATCGGGCGAAAATCCTTCGCCTTCTTTATCAACTTCGTGCCGCGCAAAATAACTAACCATCCGGCGCACGGTGTCAGGCGATAATTCCTGACGATTAACTAGCTGACGCGCACGCGCAACACCTACTTCAGTGCCGCCGCGTCCGTGTTCTTTACGCCAATCCAGACCGCGTTGAGCCTCTTCTGCCATAGTCGCGGTCGGCTTTAGATTAATATCTTGGCCTTTATACGTTGCCATCATCACCACCATCAACTTCCGCTGGGGCTGGCATCTTAGTTCCAAAAGGTTCAAACGCCATTGATAATCCTAATTGCTCCGCTAATTCTTTATCACGCGCAATCTGACTAAATGTTTCTTCAACATCACGACCATAATTCGCCGCAACATCCTGCATAGACAGGATGCCATTATTTAGCCCAACAACTGCCGCATTTATTTCTTTAAGCGGATCAACCCAGTTCCACCCACGGCCTCTAAACATCGCATTATCGCTAAACTTGTCATATTTATTCGATGGAAGCGGAATACCGCCAAAATCCATCGCGCTAGACAACCAAGCGCGGAATACCGGTTCAATAAAGTGTTCGATCATAAACATCTGCATCGCGCGATAGCCATCACGCTCATCAAGCGCGCCCTGACGGATCGATGAGTAATTAACTGACGATAAATCGTTAGAAAGTGCCGCATAGGAAACATTCAAGCCGGATGATATGCCGCGAAGCATCGCACCTTCAAATTCCGCATATCCGGTGTTCGGATGGTTAGGATCGAAG